CCCGGTGGTTGTTGGAATCTGAAGCGGCTGTGAGATGGTGGGCGACTGCTGTCTCATTTCGTGGGTCTTGTTCGCTTGAAATAGCCCCACACACGTCACTAGGGAGATTTGTCTCTGCCTGGAGTCTTGTTGTATCATACGAACCTTGCCAAGGCGGGTTTAGCTTGTGGCGGTGTCCGTCAACTTGGGTGTATCCTTTGGACCTCATGGCGCTAAACCTATCCTGCCTGGTGTAGGACATGTTCTTGATATGCATTTCTCCGTGGCCCGGTGGTTGTTGGAATCTGAAGCGGCTGTGTATCGTATTAACCCATCGTGGCTAATGGTTAGATCGCAACCATCTAGGGTGTTCCGCAGAGATGCTGACGTGAAGAAACAATGATGCTGCTTCTAATGGTGATGAAGCAAAACCGCGTGGCGGTCTATCACAAGTGCCCTGAACCCAACGGGGCGCGCAGACGTAGTTGGATGACCAGACTACATAATCTGTTATGACTGTGGCCAATTGTGTGAAACTTCAGTATGCACCTCACAACAACTGGGGCTCATTTGGTGACTAGGCAAGCAGGATCGTGAAGTTCCTGCCTCTACTTGGTACCCGAATAGTAGACAGGTTGTTGTGCCTGGGTGGCGCTTCGGCGTCGCTAGCGTGCATGTGGGCGTATGGCTCACTGAAACCAAAGCTGAGTGGTCGGCAATAATCAGGCCGAATATCTGACATTCGTGTGGTGAAATAGTTAGCCAAGTAGGCGGCTTTACCACGTTGTACACACACATCGTTTTCTCTGTCATAAGGGGTGGGTTGTCCGTTGATCCTAATAAAACGGAATAGTCGCCGGCGCGACGATAAAGAAGCTAAAACTTCACACCCCCACCATTCATTATGAGCACAACCCTTATGAATGATGTAGCGAGATTTGGGCATTATGGCTCAAGCGTGGTGATAGACGAAAGTCTGTTCATCTACCAGTATTGCATGTTCGTGTTCTTAGTTGGATGCCTTGCTTACGCCGGTGCCCGGTACCACAGGATGTGGCGTCGGGGCGCAGTAGTTCTACCTCGTGGTGTTCCACTCCAATCTGTGTTTGTAGTTGATGACACAGTGACTGTATTTCCGACCCAAACGGCGTCGCTATTAGCAATGGCGCGCGGTGATGAGGTTGTTGAGTTCTATCAATTTTCTCCTGAGTACGCTACTGCTCTAAACAAGTCATTAGCAACGTACTGTGTTCGAGGCAATCATGCGAGACGCAATTGCTGGGGAAAATTGAACAGTTGGTTGGACAGTTTCCTGGACTTTGAAGTTGACTCGTACTTAGTCGAACCAGGTCCGGATGCCTTCTTTGGGCGCAGTGAACCATTTACCTGCGCGCCGTTAGATGTGACTTCCCCTTTTGTTTATTCAGATCCGGTGTATGAACCTGGTTTCGGTGGTTGGTGCTCGAAGATTCTTGACAAGTGTGTCGAGTTAGTCTCGTGCCAAAGAACCCGATTCCATTACACTTGCAAAGTTGTGTATGATTCCACCCGCCAAGTACAATTAGTGCGAATGGAACGATCTGATGTCGCCATACATTCTGTACCAGTAGGGTACCTGAGCCTCGTCCGGGGACATTATTCCGTCAAGGAGTATGTCAACGAGGTCCATCGCGTTGCTTTTTCCTCAGTGCGCTATGAGAATGTTGATCTGTCCATGAGTGAGATGTATAATTTCGTGTACCGCACGGATGCTACAGTGAAAGGTATTGGCATGGGTTCTATAGAACATAATGGTGGTAAATTAGGTGTTGAGCAGATCACGAAGATTGCTCCATTCATTCATCATTTTGTCACTAATTATAAGGGTTTGTTGAACGGGCGTCCGATACGTACGAGAGACAAGCCGCTTCCACCCCCTGTCATCCAGACACAGTTTGTAGATCCGCTGTTATCCGTCGTTGAGTGCGATAGGGTGATAGCCCAGTATTTGTTTGATGAGGCGTCCGTCCCTTTGGACGTCCCTAAAGCAGTTATTTACCGGGACAAGTATGCTGAGTTTCTCGCGAATGAGGTTCGTCTTGAAGTGCCTAGAGCTGGATCTGAAGCCAGGTGCTCCAAGGATAGGTTGTTTGATTTGCCAGCTGTTGCTAAAAGTCATCCCCATTGCCAGCCACGAGAAGGATCCGTGGTTCCTCTGAAGGTTCTGTTAAATGAATTTTTGGACTTGGTTTTGCCTGGAGACATGAAGCACAGTGTTGTGTTACAGGATTATGCTGAGGTGTTTGCTCGCCAAACTCGTCCCAATCAAGTAGCGAATCGTGTTGAGGCTCAACATGATTTGTTCGCTCCTGGTGATGAGCAGGTGATGTTGAAGAATGAACCAGCAAAATTTGGCGGTGTGGGTCGCATCGTCAACGTCTTTACTCCACCCCTTAGTGCCGCGCAGGGTTCCCTGTACGGCGCTTTGGGTACTGTCCTGAAGAAGTGTAAACATTACGGTTTCCTTCCTCCGTCTGAATTGCAGGATGCAATGTCTGAGATCTCACTTTCTCACGAGAAAGCGGTTACTGATTTCAGTAAGATGGATGCCACCGTTAATGAGTTGCTTCGATGGATAGAGGAGTGTTTTATCAAGGCGGCTATGCGACCTGAGCAACTACAACTTGCCCTTGAGATTTTCGCGTCCACGCACGACTTTACAGCTCGTGGTAAGTGTGGAACGAAATTCAAGATCGGAAAGACTCGTGCGAGTGGTGCTAACGACACCTCCACCATGAATACGTTCCTCTGCATTTTCTTTATTTGGTTGGCGGCCAGGCACTACGGTTTCTCTTCAAAGGAGGCGTGGGAACTGGCTTATCTCTGTGGAGGGGATGATGCTGCCATAGCGAAGATTAGTGCAGCTTCACTAGATTATGCCTCACGGTTTTTGGGGTTTGATGTGAAGACCACTGTAGTGCCTCTGTTCGGAACTTTTGACTTTTTATCGAAGTTCTATGTGCACTCGAGCGCAGTGGATGGGTTTTTGATGCCTGATCCGTTACGTACGTTGATCTCCTTTACGGTTACTCAGATTGTGGATGTACCCAGTCACCAAGTAGCGTATCGGAAGGGTGAATCGTTTTTGAAGACTTGGGGTCATGAAATTCCAATCTTGTCTAACATAGCGCGTTATTTTGTCCGTCGAGTGAAGAAGGATAGTAAGTATGACGCTGCATGTTTGGATGCGGTTGGTTATTATGAACGGTACTATAAGGATAGCACACAAGCATTTAATGCTAATCAATATGTGTGTCCCGATGCTGCAGCGGCTTTCGTTATTAAGTCGCTGGGATTGGGTGGTACTGCTGAGTTGATTGCGATCGAGTCCTTGTACGATGCGGCCATGTCCGATGCTGATCTATCTAAGTTGAAGTGGTGTGCAGTTGATGCAACCACTACAGACTATGTTCAGTTGTTGGGTCATGACTACTATTCTCCACCTGGTGTGAAGCTTGAGACGATAACTCCCAGGCTTCCTGAAGATAATCAAGTGAACGAAAATGGCAAGAAAGAAACCAGCTCAAAAACGTGTGGTACCCAGGCGACCGGTACCGGTAAGGCAGAACCAAGCGGCAGCAAGAACAGTTGCTCGCGCGCTAAATCCTCCCCCCATGATCTTAACGACAAAAGTTCGGAGACGAGCTCGTCGGGCGGGTCCTCGGGGCCAAACCATTACTAAGGCGGGGTTGGCGTACTTAAAGTGCGTCACCTCACCTGCGGACATGGACGTGGATCAGTTTGAAGGTATCCCTGACTCCTATGATGGTAGAGTCATCATAAGGCGTCACCAGGCAGTAACATCTATGCCTACAGTGACTCCCGGCAATGATGTGTATGTTTGTAATTTCCCTACGCCAGGTGTGGCGTATTGGTGGGCTCAGCGCGGAGCTGGCGCCACCACCACTATGGCTTTTACGCCAGTCTATTACTCTGATTTCTTGACGATGTTTCCTGCTGGGCAGGAGGCATCAGTTGTGTCTGCGTTTCGGTATGCGTCTAACGTTATCGAAATTATTCCAACAGTCAATCAGATGTCATGGTCTGGTGCCATAGAGGTTTGGAAATCATCATCTATGCATTCACTGCCCCCGACTTTGGTTGGGTATGAACTTACAGGGTTTGATGCTTTGAACTCGGTTAGACCGGCGACCGTAATGCCGTTCAATCACGGATTGTATTGCTGCACTAGGCAATCATCACCTATCTATGAGTTTAACGAAATTGTGGTTGGTGCCACCCCCGCAACTATTACCACCGTTGGAGACGGTGTGAATTATACTTTCGGAGGCGCTAACAATTTTACCGGTTTCGGTTCACAAGAGTGGTGTGTGGTGAAATTTCCAGCTTATGCTGTGGCTAATACAGCAATTATTAGGTCTTGGGCTTGTATCGAATACAAGGTCTCGTCTACCTCTGCTTTCTTTGAGTTTGCACGGTCTAGTCCTCCTGAGGACAGACTTGCATTGCAGTTGCTCAATGAATTCATGAACTCCCACCCTTGTGCCGTTGCTTATTACGAGAACGGCACTTTCTGGCAAGAGTTCCTCAAATGGACCAAAACAATTACAGGTGCCCTGAAGGTTGTTCCTGGTCCGGTTGGTGAGATAGCGGGTATCGCAAATTTGGTCGCTAAGACTATTGATATGTACATCTAGATTTGAGCACCTCCACGTGTTCGCGTTGACGAGAGTCAACGAATGGTTTGATGAATGGTATAACAAGATCCCACTCCCTCTGAGAGAGGTGTGGCAAAATAAGATTAAAATACTTCTGGTGAAGATTTAGATCGGTTCTGGGCTTAATTGACTGGGATCTGTTTTATGGGCGGCTTAGCCGTTGGGTTCGATTCCCCTTTCTTTTGGTGCGACG